AAACTGCGAAACGCCAAATCACCTGCATCGGATTTTCGCCTTCCGCAACTGAAGCGTATGTTATACCCTTCTGGCACCCTGATGGGACAAACTACTGGAAGTCTATCTCAGAAGAAATATTGGCTTACACTGCAGTCAAAGCTATTATGGAATCACCGGCAGTTAAAATCGCGCATAATGGCATCTACGACACACAATATCTATTCCGTTACAATATACGTCCGAAAAACTTTATACATGACACCATGATCCTTCATCATTCGCTATATCCGGCAATGCCAAAAGCCCTTGGCTTCGTCGGCAGTATCTACTGCACCGACCGCGCCTGGAAAACCTGGCGCATTCGCGGCGGCGACACAGAGGAGCTAAAGCGTGATGCATAAGGTAGATGAATTAAAACTTAGTTGTGCAATTGTTTGGGCAAAATCATTGAAAAATGAGCCATATACCTCAGCCTGCTTAAATACGGCACGTTTACCTGAAAATAATGGCTGGCGATTAACTGAACGATTATATGGAACATACGACAGGCCAGAATACACCTTGCGGTATGTCTTCAATGAACTTGAAGCATATCTTTTCTACACCAAATGTATCACAGATAAAATTCATCTATACGTCGATACTCCTCCTTCAAAGCCTAGAATTCATGTAAAAGCTAGAAGTGAAGTAGAAAGGCTGGTGTAAAATGCATAACCACTACGAAACTGCCCTACTACTAACAGCTGATGTTATGGAGCTTGTCCGAGGGGATCGAAAGCAGACGCACGGAGACTTCTTACTCAATCATGAAAATATCGCCAGACTCTGGACAGCATTTCTAAGTAATAGGCTCGACGTTAGGGATAAAGCTCTTTCTGCGGCAGAAGTCGCGCAAATGCTGCAAATATTCAAAATTGCCCGAACGCAAGCAGGCGCACATAATGATGATGACTACAAGGATTCAATTGGTTATGCTATGATTGCTGGAGGTATCGCTAATGCCCGAACGAAATAGTGAATACGCCCGCGCCTCAAATGACTGGTACGTAGAACCTGCTTGGGTATTAAAGCCTTTGATTGACGTATGCACTATTTCTGAATTCCATGATCCATGTTGTGGAAGCGGTACACTTCCAATAGAAGGAAAGCGCCTTGGATTGAAGACAACAGGTGCGGATTTAATTCAACGTAACTCAGCCTTTCCTGTCCAAGATTACCTGAAAGATATTGCTCGGCATACAAATATTGTAACTAATCCTCCATATAAATTAGCAGAAGAAATAATTCTACATGCGTTGAATCATTCTTATGAATTATCAAAAATTGCCGTCTTTGTCCCAACAAAATTTCTTTCTAGCCAGCGCCGACACGTTATTTTCAATTCGTCCATGTGGAAAGTTATAATATTTTCTCGGCGACCTTCTGTTCCTCCAGGCACAATGCTCGCCCGCTACGGCGAGTCCATCCGTGGTGGTGGCAGTATCGATTTCTGTTGGTGTGTCTGGCTTAACGGCTACACTGGAACCCCAACAATCTCTTGGAGCCTCGGATGACCGAAGAAGAATATGCGAATCTCTTCTCCCGAACACTATCCAACTCCTTTCATTCTTCTCTTCTCCCCGAAGGGGAGTTAGCGAATTGTTTGCAGGCAATAGCCGTAGTTGTTGCTTGGGCCGACTCCTGCAAACGTGCCCTATACTACGGCAAAGAACCAGTGCTGCGCACTGGCAAAGAGGCACGAGTTGTTACAAGCCTTCGGCATGATGGGCTGCATGCGGAAAAATTGCATGCAGCCCTTGGCCTCTTCACAGAGGCTGGAGAACTCTTAGCCTCAATACAAAAAGACCTTATAGGCGAAGGCCCACTTGATGTAGTTAATGCTCTCGAAGAACTCGGTGATATCCATTGGTATCTCGCTCTTGCCCATAAATCTTTTGACTTGCCTCCCGCTGAAGTTCGTGCTACAAACATTTCCAAGCTACGCGCCCGTTTTCCAGATAAATTCTCCGAAGACGAAGCTATTAATAGGAATCTTGATGTCGAACGAAAAACGCTCGAAGCCTCTGGTAATAATTGAAAGCCCGTGGCGCGGGGCAAAGAACATATCGATTGCTAAGGAGTATCTTCGAGCATGCATTCGGGATAGCCTCTTTAGAGGCGAAGTCCCATGGGCTTCGCATGCAATGTTATGTTGGACAGAAGCACTATTAGACGAAGAGGTTGAACAGCGCGAAGAGGGCATTCAGATTAATTTTCAAATGATTGAAAGAGCAGATTTGATTGCTTTTTATGTTGATAAAGGCCTTTCAAAAGGAATGGAAAGGGCTTGGCTTGTAGCAGGGTATGCTAAGATTCCCTGCGTGAAACGGACTCTTAATTGGGCTGACACAATAGTTTGATACCAGTTCTAAAATTAGAACCGATACCAGAAAGGGAAGCGAGTGGTAAAAATCATTGAAACCGCCAACGTAGACTTGGACGCCTTAACCGCTTCCGAACAGTATAATTTGTATAATGGTGCCGACTGCTGTATCACCTTTGAAGTTTTTGAAAAACTGCAAGGTAAGCTGAATGAGGCTGAGCCGGCCTATCGCAACGCACGAGCGCTTCAAGGTCCTGCCTGGACCTTAATGCAACGCGGAATAAGAATTGACACCTTCGCCAGAGACGAAGTCCTGGCAGAGCTTCGCGCTGACCATCACCTAATGATGATGCGATTTATATCTCTTTGTGATAAAGGCTGGGGCAAACCCGCCATCAACTACCGCTCCCCAACACAGCTAAAACACCTTTTCTACGAAGTCATCGGCTTACCTGCTGTAAAAACATTCAATAAAACCACAAAAGAATATGATCTTTCTTCCGGGCGCGAAGCCTTAGAAAAACTTCAAAGCGATTGGCGTGCGAAGCATCTAGTAGACCTGATCCTTGGCTGTAGAGATATAGATAAGAAAGTCCAGGTTCTGACGACCGAGACAGAAAATAATCGTATGCACTGTAGCTATCAAGTCGCTGGCACCCTTTCCGGCCGTTGGAGCAGCAATGAATCCGCCTTCGGCGGGGGGCAGAATCTGCAAAATATCAGCGACGAAATGCGCCGAGTCTTCGTCGCAGACGAAGGTATGAAGCTGTGTCAATTAGATTTGCAACAGGCAGAGTCGAAACTTGTCGCATATCTCGCTCTTCCCTGGGGAGACAATTACTTAAAAGCAACACAGAGCGGAGATCTACACACCTACGTAGTGAAGCTAATCTGGTCTGACATGTTTAAGAATACAAATGAGTCGGATAAAGATATAGCTAAGCGCCGATTCTACCGGGATTATTCTTTCCGCGATATGGGCAAACGCGGCGGCCACTTAAGCAATTATGCCGGCCAGCCAACCGTCGCGGCCATGCATCTAAAAATACCGCTAAAGTTCGCACAAGAATTCAACAACACATACTTTAAGTCTTTCCCTGAAATTGCTCAATGGCATAATAATGTCAAAGTAAAACTCGCTAACGGCGAGCCAATCACGACGCCTCTTGGCCGCCGATGCCACTTCCCTGGCCGTTCTTGGGATAATGATACAATAAAATCTGCCATATCCTACGCACCCCAATCCACTATCGGCGATGTTCTTAACCTAGGCATGTATAATGTTTGGAAAAAATACGATAAAATCTGGAACAAGGCCAATCCAATTGAAATCCTACTCCAAGTCCACGATGCAATAGTCTTCCAGTATCATCCTTCGGATGAGTCTTGGCTTATTCCAGAAATTATGAAAGCCTTAGAATATCCCGTCGAAATTAATGGCCAGACTTGCGTTGTCCGGGTCGATCCCCAAGTCGCCTGGAATTGAACGCATTTGCGCAGCCATAAGATGTATTAATTTTTCCTTCGTTGTCATCTTTGGCGCCAAATGCACACCAGGGGTTTGGGCTAGGAGCTCAAAAGTTGGGTGAAGAATCAGCCCCTTTCCTATTCCAGGGCCACCAACAAGCAATACATATAAATTGCATAGGACGTAAGAGCCCCGAGACTTAAACCAGACTTTACGCTGCAAAACGCTGCTGATGACGCTGATTGCGGCCCAGCGCCGGAAGATCTCTGGGCTTCCCGTTGGGG